CCAGCCAGTGTCCGCCTCTCCCGCGCCCTCTCGGTCGCTTGTAAGTGGCTGCGGTGCAACTGTACGCCCCGAAACATCTTCCGGGCGTTGTTCTCGGCCAAAGTGTCAACCGTTGTCGCCGTCATCTGCGTCTGCGCTATGTGGTGGTACAATCTCGCTATCGACAACACCATCGAGGCTCAGGAGGCTGTCGGATATGACTGCCTCTGCGCTATGCCCTGGGGCATTGTGTGGGCTATCCGGGCCACACTCTTGCCGTTACCCGAAGACGAGGAAGGAGGTGAGAAATAATGGCCGACACCGTCAACTACCGCTTTGAGTCGTTCCTTTATCCGGCTCACGTTTCCCGTATCGAGCTCGAGGCCGGACAGGCTGATTGGGTCTATATCCGTCGCCGTCACCACCAACTCGCCAAGGAGCGCAACGAGCAAGTAATGCTCTACGTCTACAATGACTATTTCCGTCGATGGGATTACATCGGCAAGACTCTCCCCGACGGAGGCTTTTACGACCATACCGGCTACGGCCCTTACGAGCTGTCAGCCGACGGCCATGCCTACCACATGCCGAAAGGAGGTGCCAAATGAAATACTTCATTAACTCCGTGCAGACATACTCCACAAGCGGAAAGAGCCGCAAAGGAGCACTGCTGCAGTCCGTAGCATCTCTGTTCGAGGGTGTAATAGTCGACGACGAGGCTCTGTCCACAATGACACGAGTGTTCAAAGCTCTTGTGGCCTCGGTCAATCGCCACTACAAGGGGAAGCCTCTATCCCTTGCTACAGGCCCCGGATGGCTCTGTGTAAAACCCGAATACAACGGCAATGACAACCATGTATTCAATATCAGCTACATGCCAATCAAAGATACTTTCCACGCCACTAATATCGAGCAGTATGTGGCCAGGTATCTCTACAATATCGCTCCCGTCATTGCCTGTGATTGTAAGAGAGGAGGTGAGCTATGAGCACATCAGTCTCAATCGCACGCCTCGATGTCTACAACCCCGACGGCTCTCACGATGCCACTCTCTACGAGGTTCGCGTCGACGAGGACGGAGAGTTCATTCAAGATCTGCAGCTCGAATCGGCCGCAGAACTTGTCACTCTCCGCAATACCCTTAACACCTACATCGCACAAAACAATTTAGATCAATCGGAACATGAGTAGAAAAGAACAACTGGACGCTGTCCGCAAAGGCGTGCAGAACATCAACAGGGCCAAGGAGGAGCCCGTCGATGCGAACGCCGTCATCATTGGCAATTTCCTCCAAGGTTACATCGCCGTCGACGAATACGGCCCAGGGGTCACTGTCATGACCACCGACGAAATCATTTCTGCCCTCTCGGACATGGCCGACCTCGAACAGGCCGCCGTCAACCAAGTCCTCGCCACTATCGGCTACAAGCCCGGGCGTAATGAGGCCGGCTCCTTCGGCTGGCTGATGAAACACATCAACATCTAATCTGTCACTGAACATTTCTAAAGCAGCACCGCCCCGACATCACGTCGAGACGGTGCTTTTTGTTGAGGGATATTACATTTTGGCTCTTACGGACGAATGTCGATAACTGTTAATATCCGCACAAACTATTATAGATTCTATCGGAAACTCTATATATAAGGTTTTTTCTTCGTGTGTGTATGCACAAAGAGTGGCATTATAAGCGCAAAGTTACCGGTTGTCAAGGGATAAAACAAACATTCATAGAGCGAGTTATGCACACCTCTCGGCGTCCTCCGTCGTCACCCCCGCGCCCCCATAACAGGAAGAATGGAGAAGGTGCAGCCGTGCCAGTGTGCACCTCGGCACGCCGGAGTTTCTACCTTGCGAGGGGGCAGGGGGGAACGCGCCCTCTTTCTACCTTCGCAAGTTGGGATATGTGTTTGTTTTTCAGCGTTTTATGTTCCACGTGAAACAATCCTATAATTATTTTTTTCTCGCGCTCAATAAGTATAAAAAAAAGAGTACATTTGTGCAGAGTGGCCGTTTACATTTGTAAATCAGTCTTTTAGAGCCGCACAAATTCCGTACAATTAGGCACTCTTGTTACAAGAGTACAAACTTCGATAGGGTCTGCACGATTTCTGCACAATCCGCACTTTTGAAAGTGCCACATAACACGCTGATATAGTGTGTTATGCGTATATCTGCACAAAAGTACGTACAAAAACCGACCTGCTGGCGAGTTCGGTGCAAACAATCACCGACACAATTTCGGTGTTTGTTAATGCAAATTCTTAATAATATCTTAAAATTTCGTAACTTTGCACCATCATTATCACCTCTTTAACCTCCTTCTGCACATGTCCCAGTATTGCATTTACATTGATGTCCCCGACTATCTTGACCAGTGGCTCAGGCATGACTACTGGAATCCGACCACTCAACGTGTCGAATTCGAGCGCGGCAGCAATATCCATTCAATACTCTCGACGTTCCTTCGGAAGGAGCCTCGAGGTTTTGAGCAGGGAGACGTGTCGGGCCTCCTTCCCATAGAGGTCCCGACATTTAAGGGTATGAACCCGGATCAGCACAATTTTCTCGGCCATGCCGGGAAAAAGGCTCTCATCTCGGCGATCAAGCGAAATTTCAAAACGCTAATTGACCGCGAGCTCTCCGTGTTCAATAATCAGGACGTGACAATCATCGACATCATATATGCTTTCATGGAGATGCACGGCATCGACAACAACGCCAAAAACCATGAGGCAATCCGCCAAATGTTCAAGCGACAGCGCGATAAGAACATTAAAACCAATGGCGTTAAATAAAGTTAAATTTCATTGACTAACGCATTGATTTTTACCAAACTGACCCAAACCGACCAAAACGCCCAAAACGCCCGCCCATGTCTACTAACACTCTCCCCGGTATCGTGAAAATTCAAATCGTGCGCTGCTCCGACATTCAGCCTCATGCTATGCAGATGTCGATGTGCGGAGCATTAGTCGCTCTGGCGTTACCAGCCGAGACGATTAAATTCTACGGAGTGCCCTCCTTGAAATGGACTGGCTCGCCCCTCAATGGCGGCCCTGAGGAAAAATCCACGCTCGAATTTTCAACCGCCGACAAGCTGCCTGAGGGCGTGCATATCGCCTTTGTCGTTACCACGGCATCAGGGAAACAGTGTCTCATCGGCACGCGCGAGCCCAAATATCCAAAGATTTCTTACTCCGAGACTACCGGTGCTCCGGACGGCGATGCCGCTCTCCGCACTTATAAAATCACGCACGTCGCCCCAAAATCAGTGCTCCCGTGCGTTTTATAGTCTTTTAGCGGCCCCACAAAGGCCGCTAATTTTGTGGCATAATTCATTACAGAACTATGCCTAAAAACTACAACCTCTTCCTGAAGGGTGGAGTCGGCGATTGGGATTTCAACGCTGACATGGTTAACTGGGTTCTTGACAAACACAAGGACTCGGAGGTGCATGTTCTTATTGACAGCCTCGGCGGCTACACCAACGAGGCGGTCTCTATTTCTTCTCTCTTCAAGTTGCACGGCAACGTCCACGTCCATTTCGTAGGCCACAACGCCTCCGCTGCCACGATCGCCGCCATGGGCGCCAAGCGTGTCACTATTGACGAGGACGCTGCCTTCCTCGTGCACAAGTGCCTTTATCCTGTAATGGAATGGGCGTACATGAACGCTGATGACCTTGACGAGCATATCAAAAAGCTCGAAGGCATCAAGAAGGACAATGAGACCATCGACAGCTGTGTAGCCGGTATGTATGCCCGCCGCTGTAAAAAGCCGAAAGAAGATCTGCTCGCTCTGATGAAGGTGGGCGGCTGGCTTACACCCGAGCAAGCCCTTGAATGGGGCTTTGTCGATGAGATTACTCACTATACCGATTACGAGAAACCCGAACTCACCGAGGCGACAATCAGCTCGCTCTCGGCTGCCGGTATTCCGCTCCCTCCCAACATCAGCAAGAAGAAGGGCTCCATCATGGAGCGCTTTCTTGCCTTCCTCCAATCTCCATTCTCTAACCAGGCACCCGACAACGACACCGAGGGCGCCCCAATTCAATCACCAATCATGGCAAAACTCACAGCTCTTTCCGCACTCCTGGTGTGTGCTCTCGCTCTGGCCGACAACAAACTCTCCCTCTCGGAAGAGCAGGCCTCGAAAATCGACGAAACCCTGGGCGAAAACAAGAAGACTATCGACTCGCTCAACTCGGTCGTAGCCGACAAGGACAAGACCATCGCCGAACTCCAGTCCTCGATTGCCGAAAAGGACAAAACCATCGCCGAGCTCAAAAAGGAACCGGCATCGTCCACCGGCGACGTCGTCGACGAGAAAAAGGACGACGACCCCTATGCGCCCGTCTCTCAGGCCGACGCTCTGGCAGCCTCCAAGGCTTTCCTTGAATCAACAATCTAATCATCATCAACCCTCTCTCCAATGGCACAAATTAAAATCGATGCCTCTGTCCTCGAGGACTATCAGAAGACCGCAGTCAAATGGCAGCCGACACTGCTCGACCTGCCTATCCGTGCGGCTATGGACGTCCTCAAGTTCATGCACGGCATCACCGGCCTCCGTGGCAAAATGAAACTCGGCGAGATCAGCGCCGACTCGCAATTCGCCCCCTTCAAGAAGACGCGCAAGTCTGACGCGGACGTAAATATCTCTTACCGCGAAATCGAGACATTCCTCGGTAACGTGGTCGAGGAATTCGCCCCCGTCGATTACGCTTTCCTCTCGATGGGCTACGATGACCCCATTCTCGGCGAAAAAATCAAGAATGCGTCCACAACCGCTCTCGTGCTTTTCCACCTCGCAAAAGCCCGCGGTCAGCACATCGCCCAGGCTGTGCTCACCGGCATCCGCAACGAGGACGGCGACACCACTCTTGACCTCTGCGACGGCCTCGTCACCATCGCCAAGAAGGAAATCACCGCCGGCAAAATCTCGGCAGCTAACGGTAACTATATCAAGCTGACCGACGCTTTCACCATGTCCAACGCTTGCGACCTCATCAAAGAAGAGGTTGTCTTCAAGCTGAATCCCTTCCTCCGTCGCGAGAACAACGTACTGCTCTGCGACCCCGAACTCGTCGACATGTACAACGAGTCGTATCAGTCCACCCACGCAAATCTCAACTACAACACGGCCTACAATCAGCCCTTCGTCGAAGGCTCGTCTAACCGCCTCACCCTCGTCGGCGTTCCCGAAATGGCCGGTCAGAAACATCTTATCCTCACTCAGAAGGATAACATGTGGTGGGCTACCGACAACAAGAGCGACGAGTCCTTTGTCGACATCATGCGCAAAGACCACTACACGCTCTCTTCGGCTGCCAACATGTTCCTCGGCACCCAGTTCCGCTCGATCGACAAGCGCCGTCTCTGCATCATCGAGACAGCGGCCGCCGCAAACGCCTAACCCCTAATCTCTCCAGAACATGAGCAAGTGTACTTCCATTCTCAAAAACATGGACTGGTGTCAGGGTAAGCCCGTGCTCCCCGGTATTCGCCGCAGAGCATGGATTGCCGCCGCTGATGAAGTGGCCTCTTGGCCCGACTTCACCCGCGACGAGCTTGGCCGACCGACCACTTCAGTCTACAAGGGCAATTTCGTGCTCAACGAAGGAGCCAAGTTCCTTGTCATCGACCATCTCGTCGACAAGGCCGAACCCAAGTCTGACCCCCAGGGCGAATTCCCCTCGCAGACCTTCAACAATCAGCTCACTCTCGTTCACCCCGAAGTGGGCCCCGAGGCTACCGCTGCCATCACTCCCTTCCTGAACACGGAGGTCGTGGTCATCATCGAAGACATGTATGGCCGTTACCGCGTGTTCGGCTCCAAGAACTGGCCCGCGAAGATTGCTCCTTCTCAGGCTCTCGGCCAGGGAGCGACCGGCACTTCTTCGACCACTCTCACCGTGACCGCCGCCGACGAGGTTTCCATGCCGTTCTACGAGGGCGAAATCCCCACCGAAGACGGCACGATCAACGAAGGTGCGGCCGGCGAAGCCTGATAGCCTGCTCGATGGTGTGGCCGACATTCTCGCAGATGTCGAGCCACTTACCACCGACCCGGCTCTCGGGGATATCAAGCCGAAGCATGACATCTTCTCCGTTGAAAGTCGCAAGTCATGGGATAAATCCACGGAGGCTCGCTGTAACTTCGATTTCCGCCCGAGGATAACCCCTCGTGCGGGGCTCTGGTTCCTCTCCTTGTGGCAAAAGTCCATGATGGGCAGAACTCTCACCGAAATTAAGTCCGACCCGGCTGAAATTCCGCATTTTGCGGAGGCCGTGTCGGACTTTCTTTCTAAAGTGCTCGGCCCGTCGCTATCTTCCGGCCACTGGTGCATCTGCACCTCCCCGAAGAGGCGACACAAGGAAAGAAATTTTGCCTCTCTTATTTGCATGGAAATTCACGAGAGGCTTAAAATCCCTTTCTATGAAGATGTTGCTTTTTGCCACAGCCGTCAACGCATCAATGCCGTGTTCACTCTCAACCGTCTGCCCGAAGAGCCTAACGTCATCGTCTTCGACGATTTCGTTACTACCGGCTCAACGCTCAGAGGTATGCACGAACTACTTTTGCCGTACAACAAACCCCTGCTGTTTATCGCAGGGATAAACAACAAGTTATGATTGAACTCGAACTGACATCGAAAATTCAGGAATGGCTCGACACCGACCCTGACAAAAGAGACGTTTTGGCCGGCGCCATGCTGCTCAAACGCATCAACCGCAACCAAATCCTCTACAACAACATCGTCCGTAATCCTGCGGCCAAAGCGTCGCTCCTGGAGTATCACTTAAAGCGAATACTCAAAACACGCCTCATTGACACCACTCACGAGGAAGTGAAACGCATGATGGTTCAGGTCGATGCTATCTCACAGCAGCGTGGCCTCGACCGTCAGGAACGGACTCCGTTCCAGAACGGCAAGCGCTCCGACCATGACGAGCTGCCCGACGAAGTCAAACAGCTCTATGTCGACAACGCCGACATCATGCGCCGTATGCGCGAGGCTCACACTCGCCTCCGAATGATCAATCCGCAGAACTCCACTTGCCCCGATTCCGACCGATATCCTTTCGCCAAGGCTATCATCGAGTATGACCGCCAGTACCGCGACAACTGGAATACCTATGACCACTATGTCAAAGGCACTCCTTTCGCCGCTACCGTCAAGGCTATCGACGCTCGCACAGCGCAGAAGAATGTGGTCAAGACCCTCAATCTCCTGCTCGGCAAATATATGAAGTCCCCATCGGACGCTGCCGCCGAACGTATCCGCACCATCTATGCCACTGTCGCAAATCCTTCGGACTCGCTCCGGGCAAAAATGCAGGCCGCTGACCTCTTATGAAACACTCCGAGATTATAACCACCGTCCTTAAGCCTCTGGCCGAGAACCCTAATCAGGCATATCTGAGCGATATGCTGCAAGTCGCTGACGTGCTTACTTGGATTCTCGGCCAGTCCGGCCCGGCTCATGTGCAGATGACATCGTTCTCAATCTCGGAGGAATTCCTTCGCAGGATATTTTTCATCGAGAAGGACGGCCTCATTCAGTCGCTCGACATCGTGCTTGACTTCAAGGCCACAAATAAGACTCTTATCCTGTGGCCGTTCATCGCTCAGACTGTGCAGAGCTGCTATCTCGCGTCCAATCATTCCAAAATCCTGCTCGTGCATAACGACACCATGTGTGTCTCAGTGATCATGTCGCAGAACCTCACTCGCGGCAACCGCTTTGAGTCAGGGTTCATCTCCACTGACCCGGCTGTGTTCATCGCCCTGCATGAGCAAGTCAACCACCTCATTACTCACCAATCAGTTCCGTTCCATGAAGTATTCGCAAGAGCAATTAACCAAAATTGAGCAGTTCGCTATGCTCTACACAAAGCCCTCCGAAATTGCTATCTTCCTCGACGTCCCCGAGGAAGAGTTCAAGGCGGACATCAATTCCGAAGGACACCCGGCCCGCAAAGCCTACATCAAGGGCAAACTCTCGCAAAAGCTCGAGATTCGCAAACAGATGGCCACTCTCGCACGTGTCGGGTCGCCCGCCGCGATCGAGATGTCCGAAAAGGCTTTGCTCGATATGGAAGACGACGAATAACGCAATTTATCGCAATTTATCCCAATTTACGATAAATTGGAATAATTGTGCTCATAAAATCCTCTCTCTCAATGGCTAATTTACCATCTCCGCTCGAGGTTTGCAAGGTTGACCTCCTTGCCTCCGACGATGAGCTGCGCGAAAAATATCCGCTCGCTCTCGCCGAGCGCGTTATGCGTCTGCGCGAAATGTATAACTACTGGCTCAGCAACCCGTCCATGAAGGACAGGCAGCTGCGTGATGCCATCATGTCTCGTTACAATGTCTCGCAGTCTACCGCCTACAGCGACATTAACATCATTCATCAGCTCGTGCCGTTGCTCTCTCAAAAGTCGAGAGACTTCCACCGCACCCGCTACAATGAAATGATCCTTGAAACATACGCCATGGCCAAAGCCCGTAAGGACACGAAATCCATGGAGCGAGCCGCCACGTCTTACGCAAAGTATAACCGTGTCGACCTCGAGGACGAAATGGCCATGCCTTATGACGAGATTGTTATTCAGCCGTTCTGCGCCACTCTCGACGTTCGTGTGCTCGGCCTCAAACCTATTCCCGATGTCTACAACCACATCGCCAAGCTCACAAAGGAGCTGTCTCGTGATTTTGTCGACATCGATGACGTGGAATTTGAAGAGGCCGACCTTGAAGAAGATAAATTGTTCCCCGAAAAAGCCCCTGAACTCGATGCTACTGACGAACCCTAAGGCCACGCCTACATACTTCAACCGCCCGCAGCTCATGGCGCAATACGTCGCCGCCCGAAAGACGGTCATCGTTGCCGGCCGTCGTACTGGCAAGACCGACTCAATCGCCGCTCCTTATGCCCTGAAGATGATGCAGAGAATGCCCGGCTCCACCGGCGGCATTGTTGTGCCTACATTCAAGCACGGACTCACAAACACCCTCCCGGGATTGTTCGCCGCTTGGCGCCGTTGGGGCTATAAGAAGGGCGTTCACTTCGTCGTAGGCCGTCGACCGCCTAAATCTTTCAAGCAGCCTATCACCGACCCGGAAGACTGGGAGCAGATTATCTCCTTCTATAACGGGTCTATCGCCGTCATTCTCTCGCAGGACCGCACCGGTGCGGCCAACTCGCTCACGCTGTCCTGGATCCTCGTCGACGAGGCCAAGTTCATCGACCCGGTAAAGCTCTATCAGGAGACTTTCCCGGCGAATGGCGGCATCAAGACACATTTCTGCCGGCACTCGTATAACCACGCCTCTCTCATACTCTCCGACATGCCGCAGAGTAAGAAAGGTTCTTGGTTCCTCGAGTGCGAGAAGGAGATGAATGTCGATGTCATCGAGGCTATCGAGGCCGGAGTCTATGAAATTTGGCGCATCAAGCAGAAAATCCTCGAGATGCGCAAAAACGGTGTCGAGCCTCCTGCCTATCTCCGCAACCATCTGCGCCGCCTCGATGCCAATATAAACAAACTCAGGGCCACGGCTACATATTACCGTGAATATTCCTCCGTGGAAAATATCGAGCTGCTTGGTGAACAGTATCTCCGCGACATGAAACGTGACCTCACGCCGCTCACGTTCCAGACCTCTATCATGTGCAAGAAAATCGGCATCGCTCGCGATGGCTTTTACTCGTCCATGAAAGAGGATCACAAGTACAACGACAGCGATTTCGAGTACCTTGACACTCTCGGCTACGACTACGAGCCATCGGCCTTCGACTCCAGGGCTGACCGTGATGTCAATCCATACGCCCCTATCTGCATTGGCATGGACTACAATGCCAATATTAACTGGATAGTGGCCGGACAGCCCGACGAGCGCCTTGGCCGTCTCAATGTCCTCAAATCTTTCTTCGTGAAGTATCAGCGGAAACTCCCCGCTCTGATCGGGGAGTTCTGCCAATACTACGCCCACCACCGCGAGAAATCCGTAGTATTTTACTACGATACCACGGCGTTAGGCTCCAACTATGCCGTCAACGATATCGACTTCCGTTACACCATCATTCAGGAATTCGAGCGACATGGGTGGCACGTCAACCCGGTTCCCCTTGGTAACCCCATGCGCCACGATGAGAAATACCATCTCATCAATAACGGTTTCGCCGGGAAAAACCGCCTCACCCCTTATTTCAACCGCCAAAACAACGATGACCTCATTCTTGCAATCCAGTCGGCCGGCGTTGAACGCGGCCGCCTCGGTTTCCGCAAGAATAAGGCCGGAGAAAAACTCGCGGAGTCCGAGGAAGACCTTCTCGAACACCGCACCGACGGCACGGACGCTTTCGACACCCTCTATATCGGGTGTGAGCGCCGCCCCTGTTCCGGCGTTGTTTTGGTCGATACTGGCGGCGTCATGTAGCTCGCCTTGTCTTTTCTCCCTCCACCTCTCATCACTACATTTGCATCACAATAACCAATCAATCACTCTCTCCCATGCCTCAGACAGCACCCTCTTTCAAACGCAAGATGACGGCTCAGTCCATTCTGGCCTTCCTCCTTGTAGTATTCGGCATGGTCGTTGTCATGATTGCACTCTACATGCCGCCGATTGGTGAGATTCACCCATCAGTCATTACGGTTTTCGGTATGCTCCTTGTCGCTGCCGGTGCTTTCCTGGGCATCGACCTCAATGTTCAACTCAAATCTTTTATCGAGGCTCTGCATGAGCACGAGCGCGATAAAAATAAAACCAATTAAACCCTTTGAACTACGCCTCGCAGAATTGCACAGTCGCAATGCTCGGCACGTCAAGAATCTCCGGGTCTTTTGCGATGATCAAAACCGTTTCTCTCGCCTCGACCCCGAAGACCAGTCTTTAATCCTTCAGCAACTCGAACACATGTCTGCTCTCGACAATATTCTCGAGCAGCGTATGCGTCGACTTAAAATCCCTGTCTAATGGAAACACTCCGTTTAGGTCATCGTTGCAACGACGTCAAACTCTTGCAGAGTTTACTGTCTCTGCATCAGGACGGCATCTTCGGCCATATCACCGAAGAGGCAGTTAAGGAATTCCAGTCGGAAAAAGGCCTCTCGGCCGATGGCATCGTAGGCCCGAAGACTTGGGCTGCTCTTGGTTTTAAGAAACACATGCGCCCAATCTCAAAAATCATCGTCCACTGTACGGCCACGCCCGAAGGACGCGATTTTTCGGTCGAGCAAATCCGGCAGTGCCACCTCGCACGCAATTTCTCCGACATCGGATATCACTACGTCATCTACCGCGGCGGCTCAATCCATCAGGGCCGCCCCGAAGAAACTGTCGGAGCACACTGCACAGGGCAGAACACTTGCTCAATCGGCGTGTGCTATGTCGGCGGAGTTACCGCTGACGGTAAAACTCCCAAGGACACACGAACTCCGGCACAGCGCAAGGCTCTGCGTGAGCTCGTGGATTCTCTTCGGAAAAAATATCCAGGTGCCACCGTCCACGGCCATTATGAATTTGCAAACAAAGCATGTCCCTCTTTCCTCATATGCGACTTGTAATCTTCCTCTCAATCCTGCTGCTGTTCGCCTCTTGCCGCAGCCACAAGGAGGTGCAGCGCGAGGTGGTTGACACTTCCCACGTCGAAGGCCAGATCCAGGCATCAAGCGACTCCGCCGCTACCGTGCTTGACCTTCTCCGTTCTGCCTCCGACATCGACCTCTCGGGAATCACCGTCAACTTCTTCCCGCCTGACTCTCTCCACCCTTATATCCGTGCCGTCCCCAAGTCAATCCATATTGACAAGGCGCACGTCAAAGAGACTTCCGACGCTGCCACGCTCAAGTCTACAGAGGTCATCGACAACGAGTCTGTAAATCTCCGAGCCGATACCACGACCGAGTCTAAGCAGGAAACTACGTCCGACGTTAACGCTTTCTCTCCGCCGGGCTACGTTCTCGTCTTCTCAATCCTTATCGCAATCGTGTTAGTTAGCACATTCGTTTATTTCAAATTTTTCCACAAATCTTAAACATGGCACTCTGTACTGACAAAAAGGGCTTTGACAAAATCTACCACCTCATTCTGGGGGGTGTCATCTGCCTTATCGTTGGAGTCATAGTGGCTCATACCCCTCCGCACATGCCTTGGCTTACTGTCGGCATCGCTCTCTCTGCGGTTCTCGTAGCGGCTGTATGCTGGGAGTTCTACCGTAAGCGTAAACTGCCCGGAAACCATATCTGCGTTTGGGATATCCTCTGGACTCTCGCCGGCGGTTTTGCTATCTGCTGGCTCCCATGGCTCGCTGCCTACCTTCTGGCCATCGACGGCTGACGCTCATTCTTCTCTCTCCCTCTCTCCACAGGTCGTTCTCGGTTCTTCCGGGGGCGACCTTTTATTTTGGGTCTATTTTTACGCAAAAACGCATTTTAAGCCTGTTTCTTCACCCTGAATCCCCTTATTTTGTCGAAAATCTACAAATAGACCGATTTTTTTCTTCTTATTGAGTCCCCCTGCGGGTCGGGCTTTCATGCTGCGCACCGAGCCTAAGGTCTCGGCCAAAAGGTTTCAATCCCTGACTTATTACTCTTGCCCTTTATTGATTTCTGCTCCGCAACGGCAACTATGACCCTCCGGGCTGATCATACCAAAGGTTTTTCGCTCCATGTCCTTGCCTCCGGGATTTGATTTGGACGCTATTCACATCGCGAAGTTAGGGCAGACAAGCACCCTGCAAATTGAGATGCACTTCCGCTGAAAAATCATCCTCATTTCACTCCGGTATTTTTCGCTCCAAATTTGCCTTATGGTGCTTTCGTCCACCCTCTTCTTGCAATGTAAAAGCTAAATCAAACTCGATAACAAGGACGAAAAATGGAACAAAAAATCAAAGATATGACACAGCCCTACGGCTCACAGCAGCCTGAAATCAACAAAGAGCAAGAGCTTGTAAAAGCTGCTCACCTCTCCTCCAATCCGATAAATGGTCGCCTAAAGTCCAACAATGGCACGGCACATTTTGAGGTCGAAGTCGAAAATGCCTTTTTCCGTGTGTTTTTCGGCATTAAGTAACAATCAGTCAATAACTCTAAAAAATCATCTATTATGACACAGACTGCCACCACCACCGCATCAGCCGCTAACCTTTTCGCAGCAGCCGCCACTCTCCCCAATCCCGTATGCGTTACAGCGTTTATCGCTCCGCAGTCGCTCATCGAGCTCTCCCTTTATGCTGACGGCACAAAGGCCGTAGCAGAGGGCGAGGCCGTAGCCCCTGCCGTCATCAGCGTCGGCACTTACATGTCGGACCGCTCAATTTGGCACATCTGCAATTTCACCAATGCCGCCAACGCCCTCAATTACGCTTTTATGCTTAAGGGCGAAAATTGCCCCATCTCGAAAAATGCCATGGCGCTCATACAAGCCGAAATTAAGCGCACAGGCGCAATCAGCACTCGCGCCAAGGCTCGCCAAGAGGCCAAGGCTCGCCAAGAGGCCGAGGCCAAGGCAAAGGCCGAACAAGAGGCCAAGGAGAAGGCCGAGGCCGAAGAGGCCGCAAAGCCTAAGCAGATAGTCGAGGCTATCACCGCCGCCCCACTCATCGAGCAGTACCAGGAAATGAAGAAAAAGCACCCCGATGCAGTGTTGCTCTTCCGCTGTGGCGATTTTTACGAATGTTTTGGCGATGATGCCAAAACAGCCTCAGATGTCCTCGGCATCACCCTCACCACCCGAGCCAATGGCTCAGCCGAGAAAATCTATCTCGCAGGCTTCCCACACCACGCTCTCGACACATATCTCCCCAAGTTGGTACGAGCCGGCCACCGTGTCGCAATTTGCGAACAGCTTGATGAGCCCAAGGTCAAAAAAACAAAGCGAACCAAAAAGGCCTAACCCCTCAAAAGTCGCTCGCCTCCACATCGGAGGCGGGTGGCTTGGGGGAGACTGGTGCGCTCGCGGCTCCCCTTAGAGGGAAACCGCTCGCCATTTGTCTTTTATCCCCCTGCGCTTTACCGCTAATTTTGTGGTATGGCAACCAGTTTTATCGATAACTATTTCGACGGTACTCAATACATGCCAACATCGCTCATGACGAACATCAGGGCGAACACCGACAAAAACAAGATCGATGTTTCGCTCTCGTGTGAGAATGGTGCCGGAGGCGACATAGAGACCTTCTATTCCACAACATTATACGCTTTCAATAATGTTGTGGAACTCTCTGACATGGGTACGCTCATCGAGGAATATTTCCGCCTGCGCCACAAGGTCGCAGACATGATTACTATTACTTTTGACGATGCATCAATCGACGCTCATTTCCTCTACTGTGAATATGCGATGCCCGATGCCTTCGACGTTTCAAATACTTTCTTCCTCGCCTCGATGGCCCAGAGGGTCCATCAGGACTCGATGGTGACCATTGCCGCGTATAACCACGGCATCGCTACGGAATTTATCATCAAGGCTGTCGGCCGACATTCCTATGACGATAACCTCGGAGTGGTCACAAGAAAGGTGCAGCGCAGTCTCAACAACGAAAGCTCGGCCTACTTCTCCGTCGCCGAAATAATCAAATGGGCTCTCAATCAGTCGGACGAAGAGGCTGGCGACGAGTTGCGCGATGTAAAGTATTTCAGCATAGAATATGCCGGAGTGCAAAAAATGTTCTTCATCGTGCCCGCGCCGGCCTACCTCACTTTCTCTTTCCGAAATATTTTCAACGTCGAGGAATTTATCGACGTTGTGGGCGAAATCACAACGAAGACCGAGGTCTCGCGTGATACCGCCGTCTGCAATGGCCGCTCTCGGCAGTATGACCGCAATGTCTCGCGGTCATACGAGGTTCAGACCGAACCGCTCACCTCGGAAGAGGTGTCCGTGTTCGAGCAGTTCCTGACCTCTTACGAGGTGCTGATGTACCTCGAGGGAAACGATTGGGACGTTATCATTACTGACCACACTTGCGAGCCTTCCTCCGACGATGACAAGCTGACGACCGTCAAATTTACATGGCGCTTTGCCGATAAACGTCCGCGCCTGTTTGACTCCGCATTTGACGGCATCATGCCGACACGTCGAAGAATATTCACCGAACAATTCTCGCCCGAATATGAGTGACGCAGTCCACATCTCCGCGGCTCGAAAAATGCTCGACTCGGGACAGCCCGTTTCTCTTTCCTATGTCAAGAAAAACGGCCAGATCATGAACGTCGACAACGTCGTTTCTCTACGATATGACTTCTACACCGGCCTCCGTACAATCAAGCTGCTGCACAATGGCCGTAAGATGTCAATCCATGACGTGTGCATTATCGGCATCAACGAATTTGAAGTATTTCTCTAACCCCTCTCTCCATGGATAAGCCCTTCTATGATTGTTTTTCCGTCGAGCTGCTACCGACGTTGAACGCCCGGGTGGCCTTCGTGTCGAAGACCACGGAGGTGTTTCGCGACAGCGGCCACTTCGACACTCGCATTACCCCCGACGGCAAGGAATATGTTTCCTGGGGTGGCAGCGACCAACTCCCTTATGATATAATCCGGCTTATTGAGGCCGACGAAACCCTCGCCACTTGTCAGCTCTTCAACGCCGAGGTCTGCTATGGCTCCGGCCTGCGCTATTGCACTGAGGCCGCAACCGAAAGCGTCAAGAAGGAAGTCGAAGAATTCCTCCTTGACAATCCGCTCCCGGATTATTTCCTCGGAGTATGCCAGGACCTCAAGCACTTTAACTTCGCTGTCTCGGTCATTATCCTCAATGAGGACGGCGACCGTATTGTCGAGCTTTACCGCAAGCCGGCATGTTATTGCCGCTTTGCTCCGGCAGATCCGACAACCGGCCGCCTTACCAAGATTATATTTGGCCAGTTCCGCGACTCCCAACCGGGCGACAAATTCGAGGAAATCGAATTGCTCGACCCTCGCTCGCCTTGGCGTGACCTTCAGCAGCGCATGGGCCGACGAGCCTCCCGTAATGGGGAGCCGACAAAGGAACGCAAGTTTGCGATCCTTACTCGGTTCCCCGGTGTCGACTCGCCTTATTACCCGATTCCGCTTTATGCGGCCCTGTTCAAAGGCTCGTGGTACAACATTAAGAGGCTCATCGGAGAGGCCAAAAAATCAAAGCTCCAGAACGCTGCTCCCATCAAATACGTCATCGAGGTATCGCAACGATACTGGGAGAAGGTCTTTCAGGAAAAGAAAGCCGTGACGGCCGAGGCTCAGCAAAAGGCCATGAACGACCGCAAACGTGAAATGATGGAGTTCTTGACTGACCACGAAAACTCCGGCGCCGTCCTCTTCTCCGGCAAAAATATTTCTCCCGATGGAAAAGGCGAGTCCTCCGACATCGTGGTCAATCCCATCGACAGCAAGACCAAGGAAGGCGGCGACTGGGAATCGGATATCGCCGAGGCCGTGAACATGGTTTGTTTCACCATGCGCGTCCACTCAAACCTCGTCGGCTCTGTCCCGGGCAAGGCTCAGACCAACAACTCAGGCTCTGACAAGCGCGAGCTCTACACAATCGCTCAGGCTCTCCAAAAGCCTTATCACGATTTGCTGTTCATCGTCCATGACATCATTATCAGATATAATGGCTGGAAAGAGGTCCACCCCGACTGTCCCTTTATCCAGTTGACCACGCTCGACGAACATGCCGACGCAAAAGAAGTAACCACCAAGAACCAAAAGCCCAATGAAGACGGACAAAATAACGCCTGAAACCATCAAAAATTTCGTGCCTAATCTCCTGACAGAGGTCGAGGGCGAGAGATCGCTTTTCGACAAACTCTCGCCGTTCCTCGAATCTGCCAGGTTATGGCTCGAGTCCGAATATCTCGGCCCCGATGATTTCCTCTCGGATATCCATAACGATTATGCCCTGAAAATACTCGTCGCAAAGGCTTTTGCCGACGCTGTGCCTTCGCTTGACCTCGTCGTTACTCCGACCGGCATGGGTGTCATCAGCACCGACAACATGGCTCCGGCCTCGAAGGAGCGCGTCGAGCGGCTTATCGCCTCTCTCAATGGATATGTGCGGTCAAACATCTCCGTGCTCGTCGATGTATGCCGCCAACATTATCCTGAGTGGCGCTCCGGCTTTGGCCGTAAGTTCTGCGACATCTTCCTGTATGAGCCTGACGGCGTGAAGATGTCTCTTGACAAGGTTTTATATGAATTCGACTACGTCCGCCCGTTCTGCGTGACAATCGAGGCGGCAATGGCCGATTTCTTCTTCGGCCATAGCCTGATGACACGCATTCGTTCCGACTTCCATGCCGGCACGCTGCCTCCGGGCGCAATGGACCTCATTCAGGAGATTCGCATGATCGAAATTACACTCATTGGCGAGCATGAGCGTTATTCCTTCCCGGTCGATGACCGTAACCGTCTCTGGTATTACTGCCGCCGCATTATCTCGCGCCTCATTTATTTCCCCGAATACAAGGAAATATGGGAGGCCGACAAAGGTAGTTCCTTCAAGTCGGACGAGTTCCACAACGACATTAAAGGCAGCTTTTATTTCTGATGGACGCTCTCAACCTTACCGCTCCTAAATCTTGGAGTGAGTTGTCGCAGTCGCAGCTCGACTTCCTGCTCCGTGCCATTGCCACGGTCAACCGTGTCAATGTCAACCGCACATTCCACTCCATAGATGATTTCTCGGCTCAGACGGCGGCAGAAGTGGCCGTCTACTGCCTTTTCAGATGGAACGGCGTTAAGGTCATCACGCCCTATGCCGACGGGTGGCTCGTCGCTCATGACGGACGTGAGCTCGTCATCAGCTCCGGTGATGTCGCAGCAGCCACCGCTTTTCTCTCCTGGACTGCAGAGCTGCCCTCCGAACCGGTACGCCTTGACCGCGTCGACGGTGCCGATGCCGTCGAGGCCTCCCTTGGCGATGACTTCTCTTTCGACGATTGGCTCTCTTGCGAGGCCCTTTGGCAGGGATATCAGGTTGTCAAAAATTCCGAATTCCTGCGGCAGATGGCCGAAATCCTCTACCGTAAACCCGGCATCAGCCTGAAAGAACATGAATCCGTCGGAATTTTCTATTGGTGGGCCGGCCTCAAATCCGAGTGCAACCGCCTCTATCCGAATTTCCTGCAGCCCGCAGAGCCCGGAACTGCCGTCGAACCGACTCAGGACATGATTCGTCGGAATATGGACGCGCAGATCCGTGCTCTTACCAAGGGCGACATCACAAAAGAGGAATTGATCCTCGCGATGCCCGCCCACCGTGCGCTCACGGAGCTCGACGCTCTCGCTCGCGAATATGACGAACTTAACCGTAAATATCCCACCAAATGAAAGACAATGATTTTAACTGGGACGCAGCCGCTTTCTTCGAGCGGCTGACGAATACTAACAAGTTAGCGAAGGACCTTGGCTTTATGTTCGACAGGGTGTCATCTCTCGAGGGCTTTCTGTCGCTGATTTCCTCGGCTCTCTCGTCAAAAGCCTATGTCGCCGTCAGCGACACTTCTTCAGGAGGCATCGACCTTAACAATACTCCGCACACTCGACGTGTTAAAACCGTCTTCCTGTTCATGCGCCACAAGGCAGAAGACCCGAAGGCACGTCAGGCGTGTCTCTACAAAATGGAGGAACTGTTCCGACAGTTTATGTCGGTCCTCATTTTGGAAAAAACACGCCTCCGGGAAAGGTGTATCTATCTCGATGACCGTATCTCTTTCACCGAGATAGACAAATATTTCTACACCGGCGGCGCCTGTGCTTTCTTCCAGATTGCCGTCGATAAGTTTACTAACCTCGTATTTGACCCCGACGAATGGACCGAGACCCCATAGACGAGCGAAAAAAATTCGTCGAGGCATGGAATAAGACCATGCTCGACATCTGGCAGGAGCGAATTTTTAAGCTCAAAGTTATGGACTCCGGCTCACTCTGGCGCTCTCCGCTCGAATTGCCTGTTAGGGCTGATGGCCGTTTTTACGACATCACCCTCTCGCAGACATTCCTCGAGTATGGCCTTTGGCAAGACCTCGGCGTCGGCCGTGAAGTGCCTATCGGCAACGGTGGAGACATCGGCCGAGACAAGAAACGAGTGCGCCGCCGTTGGTTCAGCACGAAATATTACGCATCGGTCATGGCCCTGCGCGACTTCATGGCTGAATCGCTCGGCCAGGAGTTCGTCGGCATGTTCGCCAACCTCGATGCCGACGATATGCGCCGCAACACTGACTACTACCGCCGCAAAGGGCTTGGTTAAGTGTCTTTTTTGACTACCCCCTTTAACAGTACCTTTGCTCAAAATCATTCATTTCACATGACAGACTTTTCCTCTCTCCAATCAAAAGTCAACGACCTCAAGGCGAAGGTGGAGCAGAACTCCATCACCCCCGCTTACCTTGGGGCGTTGCTCGATGACTTCATCAAGCAGATGCAGTCAATCGACATGACCGGAATGAGCGATGACGTGCAGACCGCTGTCAGCAATGCTGCCACGGCTCTCTCTACGGCGAAGTCGGCCCTTACCAAGGCCGGGGCCGCCGAAACGACGGCCACCTCTGCCGCCGCCAACGCTCTTTCCGCTCTTGAAAAGGCTAATCAGGCTCTGACCAAGGCCGGTAATGCCGAGACCACTGCGGGCTCGGCTCAATCCACGGCCTCGGACGCAAAGGCTATGGCCTCTAACGCACAGGATAACGCCAACATCGCCATCTCTCGTGCCGACGATGCCCGCACTCGTATCTCTGCGATCGAGAACAAAGTGGGAGCACCCGCGGGCCTCGCCACTCTCGATAACAACGCCAAAATCCCTGCAGCCAATCTGCCGGGATTTGTCGACGATGTTGTCGAGTTTAATGCCATGGTCGAAGACGTTGTCATTCAGGACAGCTCTTCGCTCAAATCCGCTTACGATGACGGCTGTATGCTTGTCTACGACACCACAACCAAGAAATTACTCTTGGCTGTTACCACTCGGGCCGTCATCGAGAATGGCAACTGGGGCACTGTGCTCCGTCCGGGGAAGATTGCCGAGATTGCTCCGCTCGACGATGCCGAGGGGAGTTATAACTTCTCCGATTTCTGGACATCGGTCGACGGCAAACTCCAACTCGACAAAACAGCTTTCCGCTATTATGCGAGCTGGGGCGATGCCGCTAACTTCGGCGTCATTACGATTGAAGGCGTAACCCCTGAATCGGGCAAGGTCTATATCTGCACCTCGGACAATAAGACCTTCCGTTGGTCCGGCTCTGACCTCGTAACCATCGGCTCTGACCTCGCTCTCGGCGAAACTGCCGGAACCGCTTTCGCCGGCGACAAGGGGGCGCAGCTCCGTGAAGATGTCAACGCCCTTCAGGCCGAGATGGCCAACAAGGCCGATGCCACGGACGTTGAACGTGTCGACAAACACGTCAACGCCGTACACATTTATCCGTTCAACGGCATATTTATCTCCAAATCTGCCGACGGATACGTAAAGCAGCAGCCGAATATCGGTGTGTGGTGGGTGCCTTCGTCCGACGGCGGAGCCTTCCTCTTCCGCTCGTCTGACTTCGATTACACCGTGGCAGACTATAACGATAGCGGTCATGGCCGTACTGACCGAATTTTCCGCTCCGGCGCTACGCTTTACCGTGTGCTCGATGGTGAGCTCAAAGAGTTGGGCGGTGCCTCCGAGGGCAACTGTCTCAACGTAACCGTCGAGCTGCCTAAACAGGGCACCACCAACCCATACTATGACCTCACTTCGGCCATCGCCCGTATCTTCGAGGCCCGGCGCACAAAGCTCGGCCTCCAGATTACTTTTGCCACTACCGCCAAATCGTGGAAACAGTATCAGTACATCGGCGCAACTCTGGAGTCGGCCGATTTCCTCAATGAGGCCAACTGGATTGACATGGCAGGTACCTCGGCCGGCACCGAGCCTGTCTTAAATATCAATGACCTTTGTGGCGACCCCACTGCGGCCGATTTCTATTCCTTCGAGTCGGCCATCGACGCTCTCGCTAAACTCGAGACTGACACCAAGGTCATCTATCGTAAGGCCGGCATGGTCATCACCTACCGAATATCTTCCTCCGAGTGGGAAACACTGCAGCTCGTTCAGAAAGTCACCGACTTCGGCACTCGCGCAGCGTGGATAGAGTTCGGAGGCGGCAGTAAGGTCGTTACCATGGACGAGCCCGCCGAGGGAGGCAAAGACGCCTTTTCCACCGGCGGCGCTTTTGCCGCTCTCCCTACTCAGCACGAGGTTACACAGGAAGACGGTACGGTCTCCATACAGTTCAAGAACGCCGGAGGCGAGCCCGTCATGGAGCCCGTCACTTTCCTCGCCGCTACCGGTGGCGGTGGCGAGGTCAGCGGTACTGTTGTCTCTATCAAGTTCGAGAAGTCGCCTCTCTTTGGCGCTCTCGGGTCTGAAATTGCCACTCGTGCGGCAATTCGTTCTGTCACTATGGCCGGTGCAAACGAGGTCGACAATGCTATCGCAACGCTCGAACTTATCGACCGCGACACGAATGTTACTGTCTGGTCGGAGAACGTCAACAAACCGTCCTCTGCGTCGATGGACGATTTCTCGTTCCCCATCGACTTCACCGCTTTCCTGACTCAGGCAGGGCAGAAGCGTTTCACGCTCCGTGCCACTGACGAGGCCGGTTATTCGACTACCAAATTCATCACAGTTACTGCCGAGGACATCACGGTCTCCGTGTCCGGAGTCCAGGTCCTCCATGTGCGCGAAGACGCGATGATCACTCCGACTATGGAACGCGCCTCTGTCGACCTCTTCAAGTTCGAAAACAATCAGAGCGACAAAGGCATCGAGGCCGTGGTCGAAATCCTTATCGATGGACAGTGGAAAGAACTCCACCGCAGTATCGTTACAGATACTTTCACTAAGTCGGTGTCCTTCTCTCCCTCCGGCCTCGGCCTCTCGCACGGCGCTTATCCTATCCGTATCTCTGGCACATCGCTTAACTCAGGAGTTAAGGGCAACACCGTCTACTCTGCTATTATGGTTGTTGACCCGGAAGGAACAACGCCTCTCGTGGCTATCCGCTACGATGACCGAACCGGGGGAATAGTCAAACTCTACGAGTCCGTAGAATTTGACGTGGCCGTATACTGCCCCAAGAGCATCAACACCATTGTGAACACAAAGGCGAATGACGCTCTTATCTCTCAGCTCTTGTGCGATAATACGCACACCTACAATGTCAGCAAGCAGATCCAGGGATTTGCCGAGGGTGATGTCATTAAACTCTATGCAAAGGTCGTAAGTGCTACGGACCTTCGCGACTTCCGATCCTATGAAGTCCCCGTTATTGTGTCAGGTTCTGTTATCGACGCTTCTCTTAAAGAGGGCGCGATTTACTCCTTCGACTTCTCGTCGCGCTCTAATGCCGAGGCTGACCATTCTATCGTTGACGGCAATTATCGCATCGACCTTTCCGGAGCCAACTATACATCTAACGGCTTCGGCTCGTTCCTCGGACAGAACTGCCTCCGTGTCGCCGAAAACGTCTCCGGCTCGCTCAATCATATGCCTTTCGCTTCCTCGGCTCTCGAAGCTGCGGGAATGGCATGGCAGTGCCAGTTCGCCACAAATAACATCAAGGATGCTGACGCTATGCTCCTCGATTGTTATGATCCTACCTCCGGTGCCGGTTTCTACATCAAGGGCAACAAGGTGGGTATTTACTGCCGAAACGGCAATCAGGCTCTCGAGGAGCGTTCTTTCCGTTGTGGCGAACAGATTACTCTCGGCATCACAGTTGAACCCTCTTCCATTTACGTCGAGCGTTCCGGGGTAAAATACTCGGCTCTCCGAATGTACCTTAATGGCGAGCTTGTCGCTCACATCGGTTATACTCCGGGCAGAGGCGACCTGTTCAATGGCCGTAACATCACCATGAATGGTACCAAAGGCGACCTGTACATCTACTATATGCTCGCCTATCAGACGCACTACGAATGGGCGCAGGCCTTCAAAAACTACCTCGTAAAGCTCGTCGATACAGAGGCGATGATCCGTGAGTTCAATGCCGAAAATGTCCTCACCTCGCAGACAGCCGAAGGCTCTACAGCTATGCGCCCCTCTGCGGCCGCGCTCTGGGCCCGTGGCATACCTTACGTTGTCCTCGTTGCTGATGATGATACTTTCAATGCTTTTGACGGCGGCACATCTACCTCGGATAATTTTGAGATGACGGTCTACTACTATGACCCTGTTAGACCCTGGCGCTCGTTCAAGGCTACCAAGTGCCGTATCCGCAGACAGGGCACTACGTCGGCCAAACGTTGCAAGAAGAATGTCCGTATCTACCTCACCAAGGCTTCGGAGATCACTCCGTTGTTCCCGGATTACACCAACGCAGACGCTCTGCTCACATACGCTCTTTTCGCAAAGAAGAAAATCCGTGTGGGAGAGAAGACTATGGCCGTTGACCTTATCACTATCAAGATTGACTACTCCGATGCCGGCGGTGCTAATGACTGTGGAGTATGCGACATGATGAACGCCACTTACCGTGCTCTCGGTGATGATTACATGACTCCGGCTCAGCGTTTCTTCGACGGCACTCAGGACATCGGCGACATTCACCTCGAAGGGCTCGAGCTTAACCACTCGACGGCAAACCACCCGATTGCCGTGTTCCGCTCTACCTCCGACACTCTGCAGAATGTATACTTTGAGGCGAAGGGCAACTGGAAGGAAGACAAGGGCGAACAGACCGCACTCGGCTTCATGAACACGCCCGGTTATAACCTCGGTTGTATCAACTATCAGGATGAGAACTTCATCGAATACTACGGTCTCAAAGACGAATCTCTCGACCAGACCGAGGCTCGATTCCGGGCCGACACAACCGTTGATACATCGAAGCTCTATCTGATCTCGCAGTATTGCGGCAACAGATACCGCTTCCTCAAATACGAGAACGGGGCATGGAAAGTAATGTCCGGCTCGATGAAGCAGACCGGTGGCCGTGGCACTAAGACGTGGAAGGTGTCGGGATATGTCCTTAACCCCGTCACGGGCTTCGAGCTCCTTACATACCAGGAACTCTACTGGTGGCGTGGGGTCGGCTCCCTCGACTCTATGATGCAGACCGGCACCGGCAAAATCTCCTCTTGGATCCAAAAGCTCATCGACAAGGGTAAGGTCACGGCCGATGTCGTTCCGCTCTGGACTTACTACTTCGAGTGTATGGTCGATAACGATGACCTTGCCATTGCTTACGCCACCGGCAAGAAAGTGCCTTTCGAGCTTTACCGTATGCTCCGTTTCTGCGACAGCATTGACCCCGACAACAATCCGGACACTTACTCGGCTCGAGCTCGGCAGAACTTCTACAAGTTCCTCAATGTGCGCTCGCTCATGGTCTACTATGCGGCCACCGATTACAACTCGCTGTATGACCAACAGGCCAAGAACATGCAGCCAATGTTCTTCCTCGAGGACGGAGCATACATCGAGGACGGCATCTGGTACAACTCCTATGCCGAGGCCGATGACTGCAACGTGGAGTCATTGCCCGTGCACATGCTCCCGTCTCGTATGTACTTCAACAAAGTATATGACGCCGACGGCGCAAATGGCAAGGACAATGACGGCGGCTGTACCGGCGACCCTGAATGTGACCCCGCCAAGCCTACTGACGAGGCCACCGGTTACGCCAATCCTTATGCTGGCTGGAATTCTATCCTGTGGGTTGTGCTGCGCCTCATTCAGGAAATGATCACTGACGATGCAGAGGGCAAGACTGACCTCCGAACCGTTGTCGCCGCAATGCGCTCCGTCGAGGCTATTGTCGATGGCTCCAACATGAAACCGTTCTCGCCCGAAGGCGCTATGTACTTCTTCATGCAGAAACGCCTGTTGATATGGCCGAAAATGGTGTCGAGCTATGACGGCATCCGCAAGTATGTGCAATACACCGCTACTTCGGACACTATCTATTTCTACGCTCTCCAGGGCCTCGGACTGACTTCGCTCCCGGCCTTCATTGAGACGCGCTGGCGTATCCGCGACGGATACTACCAGACCGGTGCATTCTTCTCCGGATACATCTCGGCTCGTATCGCTTGCGCTCCGGGTGCCAAAATCCGCTTTACCGCTGGTAAAACCGGTTATTACGGCATCGGCAACGATAACACCGCCGCCGTGTCCGAGTCGGTCTACCTTGAAGCTGGGCAGAGCTACGAGTTTACAAACTTCTCGCACCAGACCGGCGCTCTCATCTACATCTATCAGGCGGATCGTATGAGTATGCTCGACCTTAGCGAAATCTCGCTCGGATCGTCAAATGGTGAGATTGACTTCTCTGTCATGCTGCTCGTCGTTTCGCTGATTCTCGGCTCGGCCACTCACACGGAAATTCCAACAGGCTACCGTGCAATGACCTCGGCCAAGCTCGGCAATCTGCCGTTCCTCGAATCGTTGGACGTGCGCCGCACTGGGCTTGTTGCTGTTGACGGTTCCGGCTGTCCTCGCCTTCGCAAGCTCGACGCTCGCGACTCGGCTGTCGAAACATTCTCCGTTGCAGAAACATCGCCTATCAATGACATCGCGATGCCGGGGTCGCTGACGGAGGTCTCGCTTGTGGGGCTGCCGAACCTGACCTACACAGGCCTCAACGCCGTGGCAGGTCTGCGTGTGCCGTCGCTCTCTAAGGTGCAGAAGCTCCGCCTCGAGACATCTCCCAAGCTCGATGCTCGCCGTATGCTCAATGACACTCTCGACGGCCAGGCCTCGGCTCCGCTTCTCTCCGCGCTGCGCTTCAATGAAATGCAACTCAAAGGCGACGCATCGGAGCTGCAGTCGGTAATCGCTCGCGGTGTGGCCGGTCTGGACTCCGACGGCAACCGTTTCGCCCGCCCCGTAATCAACACCGTCTATCAGCTGACTACTATTCTCGAGCAGGCTGAAATCAGCCGGATCGAGAACGCTATCGAGGGGCTGACACTATTTACTGTCATTGACGCTTTCATCGAGCTCATCGACATCGTAAATGCTGAATTCTACTCCGGTGACCCCGAAGTAGATAACGTCACCCTCGATAATGTCGGCGACACTCTCGTCTTCTACAATGGCGAAACATACGAGGAATACCTCGCCCGTGTCGCCGAAGACAACCGCTCTATCCACGAAATTATCAATCTCTAATCTCCTCTCATGGCATCTAAAGAACAATCCGCTACTCTCCTGCGCCGCAATAAGCGTGCGCAGGTAGATGCCCTGAACTCTCTCGGCTTCAATCTTACCGAGAGTGCCAGGGCCGCAGATTTCCCAATGTACGTCAAGTGGGCCTCAGGCCTCCTTGACCTCAATGTGGCTGCTAACCGTAAGTCTGACAACAAACGCTTCTTCTTCACTATCGAGGAATGGCAGTCGCTGTCAGCTACCGAACAGTCGCTTTTCCTCTTGCGTGGCATTCGCGTCAGGGCCTGCTCTGTGTCCTTCATCATCGCGCCTGACACACTCAATAGCAAGGCTTGGGGCGCTCGTGATGTCAGCATTCCTGACCTCCACTCTTACCAGTCGCAGCGCGACCTCTATTTCTACTACAATGCCTACGAGGAAACCTCGATTATAGCCGAGGCATATAAGGATGTCAACAAAGCTGACATCGTGGGCGCTCCGGCTGCAGAGGCTGCCCTTGCTTACAAGGCTTTCACCCTTGACCGCGACGGCCTCGAAGACACTTCGCTATGGTGTCTTCCTACTCCCGCCCACCTGATGATCATGTTCCGTTGGAAAAACGAAATCGACGCAGCGTTTTCAGCTGTCTGGTCATCGGACTTCAAGATTATGTCCTCCACCCATTGGTCTTGCGGTCGATGGAGTAACAATGAGGTCTACCGTCTGTCTTTCCAATCCGGTGGCTCTTTGTCTGTCGAATCCCCTGTCGGTAAGTACGCTGTACGCCCTATCTGTGAATCTTAACCTCTCCCCTCATGAACAATATCCAAGAAGCTCAACTCCTGCGCGAAAACCGCTCTGCGCTTGTCGCGCAACTCAATGACCTCGGGTTCTCCGATGTCAATGATAACACGCCATTGTCCGTTATTGCCGATTACATGAAATGGGCCGGCGGGTTGCGCGACCTTCGCCTCGCTGTAATCAACAAATCAACCGGTGCGTATACTGACTATTCCGAAGATGAATGGAGCGCGCTCAGTGCCTTCGCAAAGGCCTCCTGCGTTAAGCTCGGCATTCGCATCAGGGCAGAGCGTCAGGACTTCATCATCTCCAAAGAAAATGTGCTCCGTTCTACCGGAAGCACTGATATGCCTTGGTGTGGTAGCTATGTCGATGTAAAGAACCTCACGAACTACGGAGAAGGCTCTACCGGCCATCTCAAAGACATCGACGGCAAGGCTAACACTGACCTTATCCTCGCCCATGGAGCGGCCAACAATGTCAAATTCGAGGCGGCAGAACAGGCCCGAGCATATAAGGCTTCTACCATTGCAGACGGCGGCTTTGAAGACCCCACTGAGTGGAGTCTTCCTGCCGTCGGTCAGCTCTGGCTGCTCTATAAATATCGCGCCCAAATCAACGCTGCTCTCACGGCTTTCTTTGGCTCTGCTTACATCATCAGCGACGCTTGTTACTGGTCTTCAACAGAGTACAATTCTTCCTACGCGTGGAGCGTCAGTATGTATCGCGGCGTCGGCAACTACAACAAGTCAACTACCTACAGGGTTCGCGCAGTGGCCCCGGTGCCGTCGTCGGCGATATAAACCCTTTAACACTTTTTTACTTGCCGTGCGTAATCCCCGACGATAGGAGGGGTGGAGCACGGTAAGTGCCTAACCGCGAAGCGGTCGAAAATTTTTTAGATTTTCGACACTCGCGGTTTTTTCGTACCTTTGTGCCCGGAAAGCAAATCTTTATACCTACCTCATGGCTCTTACAGAAGACTTGAACATTTACCGTTCAATGTATAATTTATTGCGTCTACTTATAGCAGCTCGCAATAATTTTGACAAACCATATAAATACGTCGTTGGCGACAGGATTGTTGACACTTCACTTGACTGTGTCACTCTAATTCATTATGCCAATGAAGACCGCCGTAAGGGAGCACGAGAGGAGCATCTTGATAATTTCCTCATTAAATTTGACATCTTGAAAACACTTATAATGGTATGTCGAGACGAGCGGCAGTTCAAAAAGGATTCCGTCCTCGCCGATGTCTTTGTCAATGTTGCCGATGTTGAAAATCAGGCAACAGCTTGGCGTCGGTCTGCCGCTCGAAAGCCGGAGTCTCAATAAGGGCAAGGGGAAACCCGGGGCGCCGAACAACATTCCGTCTCTCCCGGACGTGCGGCGACATCTTGATTGAGAGTGAGCAACTGCTAAGGGATATCGGGCAGCCCACCATCTTAATCGGTGGTTAAATATTCAGTGGCTGCGGCTGTTCTTCCAACGCGTGGAACGTCAATATGAATAACGGCAACGTCAACAACAACAACAAGACAAATACAAACAGGGTTCGCGCAGTGGCCCCGGTGCCGTCGTCGGCGACACCCCAGGCAGTCTATGACATACCATTTTCTACCATTATCGAGGCTTGGATTGACTGCGAGCGCAATAAGCGCTCCAGTAATTCATGCACTAAATTCCGGTGGCACGCCGCCCGCGACCTCGTAGAACTGTGGAAACAAATGCGCTCTGGCACCTACACACAGCGCACCTCTATGTGTTTCCTCGTTACCTATCCTGTTCTCCGTGAAGTTTGGGCTGCTGCTTTCCGCGACCGCATTGCGCACCATTGGGAGGACTTGCGCTTCCGCCCGGTCCTTGAAAAATACTTTGTGGCCGTCGGCGACCGTTCGATGAACTGCCGCAAAGGTTATGGCTCTCTCCGTGCTGTCCTTACGTTCAATAAAATGATCTATGACTACACGGAGGCCTATACTCGCCAGGACTGCTACATCGTCGGAGGTGATTTCGCCAATTTCTTCATGTCTATCGACAAGCAATTACTCTGGGAATTCCTCGAACACATCATCATGGACGAGTATGAGGGCAACGATAAATCGGCCCTCCTCTATATGATGCACACCACACTATCGCACTCCGGCCGCGACAACTTTTTCCGTAAATCACCCGAGGCAATGTGGGCTGACCTTCCACCGCGCAAAAGCCTCTTTCACATGGACGGCCTCGAGATTGGCAATTTGCCGAATCAAATTTGGGCCAACTTCCTCGGTGCCGTCTTCACCATGTGGATGATCTTCGTCAAAAAAGTCGACGGCTTCATCATCTTCGTCGATGATTTCAAGTTCCTCGTCCGCTCGGCCGAGGACGGCCGGCGGCTTATCAAGGAAATCCGGGAATTCCTTGCCAACGAGCTGCACATCACGCTACACCCCGATAAAATCTACCTCCAGCACTACACCAAGGGAACAAAGTTCGTCGGCGCAGTCATCAAACCTCCGTGCAATCGGCCTTCTGCCCTCAATCACGTCAAGCACCTCCGTAAATGGGTAATGCGAGGCCTCAATCATGACCACATCGTTCCCGACAAATTCCGTCGCTTTCTCGTGGCTCATCTCTCATCTCGCCCTCGTTCCCTTTATCCCGGACGCATCTATGTCTCTAACCGCACACGCGGCCACTTTATTTCCTCCATGAAGGAGTTCAACAATCGAGCCAAGACACATCGAGAACGGCTCGCTCTACTGGAGAAAGTCCGTGCCTCGATAAATTCTTACCTCGGCCTGATGGGGCACTACAATTCCTACAAGGTGCGTCGAAAGATCTGCGAGCAGCACATTCTTCCCACCTGGGGCAAATACCTCTACTTCGTCGAGGATTTCTCCAAATGTGTCCTCCGGCGTGAGTATGACAAGACATACATTATTCGCAAACGCCTGAAGAATCGCCGCTACGCCGCCAAGTTCATACGGCCTAAGTGGTCGCCCGATTAAGAGGTGTGAGGGCTACGCACGGCTC